TCAGTTTCTGAGAGTAGTCGTTCTCCATTAGAATTTTTTGGAAGAACATTTAATACTTCAGGAAACTCTGCTGCTAATGTATTGGCATCAGATGAATCCATCTTAACTGATTTTTCTTTCTATCTTGGTAGAATTGATAGAATATTTTTAACAAAATATGGTAAGTTAACTGTTCAAACTGGAACACCTGCTGAAAATCCAGATCAACCTGTTCCATTAGATGATTCTCTTGAAATAGCATCGGTTACACTACCACCATATCTTTATGATGTATCTCAAGCATCTCTATCTTTCTTAAAACATAAGAGATATAGAATGCAAGATATTAGAAAACTTGAGACAAGGATAAGAAACTTAGAATACTATACTTCATTATCATTATTAGAAACAGCAACTTCTAATCTATTTGTTTCTGATGCAGATGGTTTAAATAAATTTAAATCAGGATTTTTTGTAGATAATTTTACAACTTTCTTAACTCAAGAAAGTAATATAAAAATAAAAAATAGTATTGATACTTACAATAAAGAAGCAAGACCATCTCATTATACTAACTCAATTGATTTAGTAGTTGGCCCAGTAGAAGGTGAAAATACAGTATCAAATGGTGCAGACCCAGAAGGAACAAATATTAAATTAACAGGAACTGCATTAACTCTCGATTACTCTGAAGTTGAATTTATCAATCAACCATTTGGAACAAGAACTGAAAGTGTTACTCCGTTT